AGATCTACACAAGGGTTTGTCTGATTGTACAACAGCTAAGGATTGCGCTAACAATTGCCGATTGCTGATTGACAATTACCTGGAGAATCGGGCCATCTACGATGAACTGGATTATTACAAGAAGCACGGAACGGTTCTTGGTCGCCACCCCATCTTCAAACACATGAACAAGATGAAGGCGCTAAGGAAAATGAGCATCAAGGAACTGGTGGAAAAACAGATCCGTCTTGAGCACAATATCTGGAGGATTGAAAGTGAGCTGAAGAAACAGGACAAGCCACATCTAGAGAAGGAACGATCAAGGCGCCTAAAGGAGAAAATGGCCGAACTCGCGGAGGTCAAACGCCTATTAAACTGAAGCTGATGGATGAAATAACACTACATAACGCAAAATGGGATGATGTACCCCCACCACCCTGGCTAGAAAAGATTGACATGGATCAGCTGGAGAAGCTAGCTGCCGTCGGTTATTCGGCTGAAAAAATTGCCATGTACTTCTTAGTGAAAAAGGTTGAGTTTATGTATTATTTTATGCTTGAGGATAGCTTACTCAGGTATCACTTTGATCGTGGCATTCTTTATCACCAAGCAAAAGAAGGAATCAAACTGATTGATTCAGCTGAGTCTAACGCCACCCAGGCTCAGCGCCTGGATAAACTCCGCGATACTCAAAATTTCCGCAACGCAATCGATGAAATCGTGTATGGAGGGATATAATTTCCGTAGAACTCATTTTGACAAGCTTCAAGACTACATCCAATCCGGATCCGTTTTGGAACTCAATGAGGAGGAGCAGCGTTATTTGGACGTGTTGTATCTCCTGAACAATTTGCGACGGAAATACGGAAAGGAAAACGCCATAGCATTCATCCAGCGACCGCCATACAATATTCAATACCGGCGATCTCGACAAATGTATGACGAAGCCATCAACCTGTTTTACCTGGAAGATGGTATCGAAAAACAAGCCCATCGCAACATGCTTTATGAACAGCTGCTGGCAGCGGCTGCCGTGGTCATGAAAACAGCAAAGACGCCGAAAGAAATGGAGGTGTATGGTAATTTGATTGTTCAAGCAAACAAGATCAAAGGCCTTGATGTTCCGGAGCCGCCAAAGGTGCCTGAAGCTCTTTACAACAAGCCCATCAAAATTTACTCACTGGATCCCAAACAGATCAGCTTACCAGCTGTTGACCGAAACGCCCTAGCTGAACGTATCGATGCCATGGATGACATTTCATCCCTTGAGAAAAAGAGAATACGCCAGGAAGCCGGCGTTGAAACCGTTGACTTTATTGAACTGCTCGATGACCAGGAAAACAAGATTGAACCTGAAAAGGGATGATGTAGAAGTCCGCTACTCAAATTGGTTGGCCCAGGTATGCGGTATCATGTTGCCCCGGGATCTTTACGCCATCCTTGGGCGCGCTTCATCCAAGACAACAGACTTTGTTGTTCAGCGTCTCCAGGAGGCCGTTTTCGAGCTTCCTGGGGCACCGGCAGCCTTTGTGTCGGACACATACGCAAACCTTCATAAAAACGTCATTCCATCGCTCCAGGAAGGCTTTAGGCTACACGGATGGGAAGAAGACATCCACTATGTGATCAATAAGGAGCCGCCGGCTGAATGGAGATCAAAGATGTACAACATCATATCGTCGTGGAAGAACACCATGGTCTTCTTCAACGGGTTCAACATCACCTTCATCTCACTTGATAGACCGGCCATCGGCGCCGGCAGGTCCTATGTTGTTGTTTTCGGCGATGAAGTCAAATACTTCCCAGAAGTCCGTATTGCCAACCTTTTGAAGGCTGTTCGTGGCTATAGGCTAAAGTATGGTTCATCCCCTCTCTACAGATCCCAGACCTTCACAACAGACATGCCGGATCCAAATCGAATAGGTGAGCACGATTGGATTCTGAAGATGGCTCAGAAGAATAACAAACGAATGATCCTTGATCTACTGCAGGTTGGCTTTGTATTCAATGAGACCAAGAAGGAATATGCAATCGCACTGGATGGGAAAAATAAGAAGAGAACTGAACTGGCCAAGCGGAACATGGAACGCTGGGAACAACGCTGGAACAAGATAAGGCAGAAAACATCCTTCTTCATTATTGCATCATCCTTTGTCAATGTGGATGTCCTAGGCCTTGATTGGTTCGATGAGGAATTTGCAGTAGGTCTTGAAGGTGTGCTGACCAACATCCTGTCAATCATCCCTAAACTATCAGCAGCATCACGGTTCTACTCCAACCTTACCGACCGACATTTCTACTCTGATGGTAACAATAACGAATACCTGGAATCATTACCCTTTGGAACTGATCCGGACTGCAGAGTATTGCGATACCTGGACAAGAACGCGCCCATCGAGGCAGGTCTAGACATCGGTAACACCCTTTGGATGGTATTCGGCCAACAGAAGGGAAATGATTATCGTATTTTGAAGGAACTCTTCACATTGCCACCTTCATACATCCGGGAGATCGCCGACGCCTTCATTCGCTACTTTGCCGCCCATCGCCGCAAATCGCTGAAGCTTTACTATGATCGGGCAGCCAACAACTATGCCAAAATCGGTCAAGATGTGGCCACGCAGATCAAACGGGCCATCGAGGTGGATGGTTCAGGTAAACGTACCGGCTGGTCTGTCCAGCTGATGAGTATCGGCCAGGGAAATATCGGTAGCAATACCGAGTATAACTTCATGATGGAACTCATGAGTGGCAACAATAAAGCCCTGCCGCGTTTGCTGATCGACAGGGTTAATTGCCCCTATCTCAAGGCTCAACTCGAAACAACTGCAGCCAAAACATCTTCAGGTTCCAGGATGGCCGGTATGGTGGTCAAGCAAAAGAAGGTAGACGGCCTGCCTGTTCACCGCCTTCCTAAGGAGTCTACCAACTTCACGGATGCCTTCAAGTACCTGCTTTGTCGTAAGGTTTGGATGAAGCTGGTCAATAAGCCAGGTGGGCTGTCGGCAATGTCTCCAAAATAATCAACTATCAGACATCATTAAGGCTCGTGGATACTCTCTACGAGCCTTTTCATTGTTCTGCAGGTTGTATGTTCGAGAAGTTTTCTTCCTGAACATCCCCACTCCGGAGTCATATTTCCCACGGTTATTCCCCCTTGCAATTGCAACCGACGGACAGAGCGGGGCGGTCAAAACTCATCGAGAACAGTTTTCTTCCAGTTGAATGTGCGCTCTTTTTTGCTTAATATCAACCAAATAGATAAAAATGAACCACTCCATGACACTGATAATCTCCCGTCTTTTTTAAGAAAACGCCCGGAACAACCTAATCGTTATATCTAAAAATCATATTTAAGCGTCAAAAGCGCACATTCAATCATAAAAAGGGTTGCAGTTATTTATTGATATTTTCTGGCCCGCATCCTGTCCTTTCCACACCTACCCCCTCCAAATACCTTTGATTTGAAGAATCTAGGTAAATGGCAGACATCTCTCAAAAAGAAATAGAACTCCTTTTCCAGGAGGAAGTGCTTGGTGAGCATGGTCGATATCTGATTGATCTGTTCTATCAGACCATTGAGGAAAAAAATATCCGCGTAACTGATGAACTGCTTGAATCCCTCGCCTCTAGTGTCTTTAAAGAAGGCGGCAATAGGGGCCTCCGAGTTAGCTTTTTGATTTACGGCCGCTTTATTGAGATCCGCCGGCACAAGCGACTTTCTCACAAAAATTCATTGTCAACCAACACTAACGCCCTGATCTGGGGTATCAAGGAAAACCAGGTAAAAAAGGGCAAGGATACTGACTGGTATTCCGCCAATACATACGGAAGCCTGAACAGGCTCTATTCCATATTATCAAACGAACTTACACAGGAAGAGGTTGCCCGGCTAAAAGGAATCCTCCAAAACACCAAACCACTATGAGTTTGAAGATTGACCGCGTTGAGTTGGAAATCGTTATTAAAAACGATTCCTCTAGAAAACAATTAAGAAAGCTTGAAGATGACATGAGGGCAGTCAGGAAAGAGTTAAAGAAGCTGCCTGAAGGAACTGAAGAGTGGATAAAAAAAAGCAATGAACTCAAGCGATTGCAGACTCAGTATGATCAGATCTATTCAAAAATTGGTTTGACGGGGCTGAGCATCAAAGAACTTCAGAAGCGTCAATCGGAGTTGAATGCAATCATCAAGAATCTTCCGGGCAATAGCCCATTGCTTGAACGTTACAGAAAACAATCCGAGGAAGTAACTGCCAGGATACGGGAACTCCGAGGGCAAGCTGATCGTACCGGCTCATCGCTTGGCCGGATGGCCACCGGCTTCAATAAGTTCCTTGGCCTTGCTGGGGTGACCATCGGATCCGTGACAGGCCTTGCTCTTGCTTTCAAGAAGCTGGCAACGGATGTCGCCCATATGGATGATGTCTACTCAGATGTGATGAAAACAACCGGCCTTTCCCGGGATGAAGTGGTCGGCCTCAACGATGATTTGAAAAAGATGGACACCCGCACCAGCCGGGAGTCGCTCAACATGCTTGCTCGTGATGCCGGTAAATTGGGCATCAAGGGGAAAAAGAACATCCTGGATTTTGTGGACGCCGGCAATCAAATCAACGTGGCCCTTGGTGAGGATCTGGGTGAAGATGCTATTCAGCAGATTGGCAAGATGGTTGGAGTCTACCAGGACGCGACCAAGGAACTCCAGGACGCAGACCTTAAACAACAAATGCTTGCTGTTGGATCAGCAATCAACGAACTAGGCGCCAGCTCGACAGCTAATGAGGGGTACTTGGTAAACTTTGCCGGTCGTCTTGGTGGTATATCCAGGCAGGCTGGAATCTCCATCAACGACATCCTTGGATTTGGTGCCGCACTCGATCAGGACATGCAACAGGTTGAAATGGCCGGCACAGCCTTCTCGAACTTTATCCAGAAGTTGATGGGCGACCCGGCTAAATTTGCGCGCCTGGCCGGTCTTGAGGTTAATGCCTTCACTGATCTTCTAAATACTGACACCAACGCTGCCATTAAACAAGTCTTGAGATCAATGAACGAGAAGGGTGGCTTCCAGGCATTGATACCATTGTTTGAAGATATGGGCCTGGAAGGATCCCGCGCCGTCGGGGTGCTCAGCTCGATGGCCGGTAGTATTGAAAAGATTGACGAAGCCCAACGGATTGCCAGTGCTTCTCTGAAAGAAGGAATATCTATCACCGAAGAGTACGCCATCAAAAACGATAACGGAGCCGCCAAGCTGGAGAAATCAAAAAAGGTACTCCAGGAAGTTTCGCTCAAGCTAGGAGAAGAGCTAAACCCACTTTGGCTTCAGGCTACCAACCTGGTTACTTTATTTTTTCGTGGCCTCTCGAATTTGATTCCCTTGCTGCCTGCAGTTGGTAAGGCTTTAGTGGTTTTAACCGGCTACTGGTTGGCATACAACGGAAAATTGATTGCAAGCAACATCCTGATGAAAGAAGGGATTGGCTTACAGGTCAAGCAGAACCTTCAACGCCTGAAGGACATTGTAACACAAAAGGCACAGGTTGTTACATTAACCATTCACAATGCCACAGTTACAAAAACGACCATCGCAACCAAGGCTGCGGCTGCCGCTCAGACGCTATGGAACATGGCCATGAAGGCCAATCCATTAGGGCTGGCAATTGCGGCTCTATCAACACTGATTGGATTGATTTGGATATTTAGCAAAAAACGGAAGGAGGAGGTTCTTGAACAGGCCAAGCTGCTTGATGTTGAAAAGAAAGCAAATGATTCATATGACACCCAGGCTGCAAAAATCAAATCGCTTACTACAATCTTGAACAACGAGAAGATTTCCCTTCAAGAACGAAAGAAAGCCCTAAATGAACTGAAGGAAATTGTGCCCGGATACCATGCTGAACTGACACAGGAGGGCACATTGATTAAAAACAATACTGACGCTCTCAAGAACTACCTGGTCGAGTTTTCTAAGAAAACCAGGCTAGAAGCGGCGAAAGACAAACTCGTTGAACTCAACAAACAGCTGCTAGATGCTGAAAGGGAGTACGATGAATACCAGGCCAGGTACAACAAGGAGAATCCACAGACGGACATCACGCTTGGTGATACAACCTACAGTGTTGACATGAACCAGGAAAAAGGGATCGGTACGGGGCTCGATTTGATGTTGAACATGGCAAAGGATAAAGTCACAAGCATCAAAAAAGATATAGGGGAAGTTGAGAAGATGGTTGAGAAAGCAGTCGGATCCGGTGGAACTGGTAGTTCGGGGGGCACCGGAGGGACAGGTGGTGGAACTGGAGGCAATGGAGGAAACGGCGGCTCAGAAAATCAAACAGAAAAACAAAAGGTCCAAGATGCACTTAAGCAGATTGAGGTTGACAATTTGAATTCCCTAAAAGCGATCAAGGAAGAATACCTCCGCGGGTCGATTGCGTCTGAAGCTGACTACAACCAACGGCTACTTGACCAGCAGGATGCTTTTGAAAGAGCAAGGAAACAAAAGATGGAAGACCNNTGACCTATTGAGTCAGGTGGCCGAGATTGACAAGAAGTTACTTGATCGCCAAATCGAGCAAAATCTGAAGATCAAACAAATCATCCAGGACGCTGATCCTGTTAAAGCTGAAGAAAAAAATTACGAGAAACGGCTACGTGAAACCGGGCTGTTTGGTGTCAAGCGGGAAGATCTGACCGCTGACCAGCTGGCAGCGTTGGAAATCCTGGAAAAGGAACACTCCGATAAGCTAAAGAAGTTATCCACTAGGGAAGCAGCTATTGCCCTGGACAGCCTTGAAAAAGCCCAGGAAAAGGAAGAAGCATCATTGGCTCAAAAAAGGACCGATGGCTTACTTGATGAAGAAGCTTACAACGATGCCATGTTGACGCTAGAGTTGGATTTTCTCAAACAAAAGCTGACCATCCATGGTCTTTCAGCCGATCAGATTGAGACCATTACAAAGCAGATCCAGGATAAGCAGACAGCCACCGCGATTAAGGGAGCGAAAGATCGCCAGTCTGTCCTAGAGAAATATGGGCTTGGTGAGCTCGTGACCACAAAAGAAACTGAGCTGGCAATTCTGAAGGACTATGAAGACAAGGGTACGCTCACACATGAGGAAGCCGAGAAAGTCCGCGACGAGATTACCAAAAAGTACCTCAAGAAAAGGGCGGATGACACGAAAGAGATGTTCAACGAGGTCGGAGCGATTACAGCAACCAGCCTTGAGACTACAGCCAACTTCCAGGCAGCCGAGGAACAGGCGGTGACTACCAAGTACCAGCGCCTCTTGGATGCTGCAGAGGCAAACGGTAGGGATTCCGCTGCAATTGAGGAACAACGGGAAAAGGAGCTTAGCAAAATCCGGGCAAAGTACGCCGACAAACAGTTTATTCTGACCGTCGCAAATGTCATTGCTTCAACGGCCGTCTCCGCTATGAACGCTTATGAATCCGCGTCTGAGGTGCCCTTTGTTGGTTATATACTTGGGCCTATTGCTGCCGCTGCAGCCGTGACATACGGAGCATCACAGATTGCCGTTGCTAGGCGGCAACAACAGGCAGCCAAAGCCGGGTACCGCATAGGTGGTTTTACTGATCCGGATCCAGACGATGACAAAGAGGT